AAAACACCACAGAACTTATAGAACAGTGGACGTATTCAACTGGTTATGAATATTCAGTAGGAGGCACAAATCTAAATATTCAAGGAGATTTATTACCTAACACCGTTACGACAGGGAGCCACACAGTCGATGGAGTTACTACTACTCATCATGGGATTGACCTTAATTCTAAACCTACGGTAACTATGCACACTCAAGGAGCAGCTACAAACCTTCTTGAAAGTTATCATGGACCCGGCTTAAAATCGTTTACTCGAATTAATAGAGATATTATTACTGAATCTGTAACAGAAACAATGTCAACATTTACTCAATGAAGAGATACTTTTTTGCAGCACTATTGCTAATAAATAGTCCTGTAATTGCAGACACTACAATGACAAATAATCCTATAAGCAATAGTAGCGGAAGTGTAACTAATTTGGGTGTAATGAATATGCCATCTAAACAATTTACAAATACATTATCATTAAATCAAGTGCAATGCCAAGGTGACACCTTAGTTATTCAACCTTTTTTAACTGGTAATTATTCAGGAGGTACACCAAAAGTTGATAGTTTTCTTGACCCTATTTATTCAACTAAGGACGTAAAAGGTGCTTTTGATGAAAACGGAAACGAGATAGGAGATGGAGAAGTTGACGACCCAACATTAGTTCGTGGCTATAGAACAGTTCAAAGATTTGAAAAGACTAATTATGCAATAAGCCCAGGAATAAGTTTAAGCTGGAACGTGAATTTAGATCGAAAAAGTGTGCGTAACTGCCGTAAATCACAAGTGCATTTAGTAAACCTTTTACAGGCAAAACATGAAGATGCACGACTGTCCTATGAACTTGGAAGGGCAAAACACTGTGCAGATTTATTAAAAAATGGAGTTAGGTTCAAGAAAGGAACTAAGTATGAAATTCTCTGCCAAGATATTGAGCTAGTCAGCAAGCCTAATACTTTGATTGATCATACTCACGCTATTTCCGAAGATCCCTCTGAGCCGTTCTCCTTTCAGCAAGGGACAATATCTTCTCCTTCTTCTTAAATAAACTCTTTGCAAGTTTTTTAGATCTTTTCTTGACTTGCTTTTGAATCTGCTTCTGAACTATTTTTATATAGGGTTGCAACGTACCAACAGCAAGAATACTGGTAACAGCTATTGCAGATGTTGAAACCAATAATGGAACAGGAGGAGCGTAATTTCCTGCTATTTCTAGTGGGTTTAAACCTTCCCACACCGTCTCACATTTATTTGTAACTTGATCTCTTCTCCAGCCTTTTATCCTTGCAAGTCCTCCTTTACCTAACGAACCAATAGGAGTTTTAGCAAGTGTATCTAATGGTGGGCAGGGTAATGTTTCTGCAATAAACTGATCAACATTATTTGAATTTTTATTTTGATTACTTACATTGGAATTGGTTTGCTCGTCGCTTTTTCCATCATCCTTTTTCACTTCCTCTCCCACCTCGTTTAAGGCATTTAAAAGTTCAAAAGGAGTATCAGGTTTAGGTGCTTCTATATCAACGTAAAGATCAGGGGCTATGAATAGAACAGGTGCATGATCGCAAAGGGTGTAATTATTTCTAGGATCTACATTAAACATTTCACTACCTGTTCCAGTTCTTTTGTCTCTTGCCACAACGCAAGGCAAATCAATAACAGGAACAAACCCAAAAGGCAGTTCACCAAAAGTAGTTGGAGGAATTATTTCCGCAGGAGGAATTATTGTTAGTTCTGGTAAATCTTTAACCTGTGGATCATTTATAACAGGAGGATTTAATTCCATACAACAAAGCCCTGCATTGACCAATCAGAGAGCACTCTTTCATGGTTTACAGGGTTCTGAAGTGACCGATTGTCAGTCAAACCGTCCAACCGCTTAGGTTTAGGAGTGTCTAACTGGTGTGAAAAAATCGCATCTGCTTCAACGACGTGCAACCGCAAAAGGCTAAACAGTTCGTAAGCGTAAAAATATATTAGCAGTCGTTCCATTGACCAGCAATATCGCTCGCAACATTTCCTACTTTATCTCTAGCAACTCCATAAAAAACGCCAGCCAAAACAGGGCCGATTATTGGAACACTGGCAATAGCAGGACTTACTGTAACCGAACCAGCATCAGCAATCATCATTCCATTTGAGCGACCCTGTGCCTGTTTTTCAATACAAGCAATCTGATCTGCTGTCAGTTTTCCTCCCTCGCCTTGAGGGTAAATAGCAAACTGAGCTACAGATTCTTTGTGCGTATGTTTTCTCTTAACACCGCCATTAAAGGTAGGTTGCTCTGAATCTGTATAGCTCAACATCGTTTTTGGATCGTGTTGACGGCTGGCAAAACTCCATTCTTCTGCACCATCAGCACCTTTTTCGCTCCTTATTTGAAGGCTGCTGTAAGGAGTACTGGAAAGCTTGGCTATATCAGGGATGCCAGAATCTTTACGAGCCAAAAGATTAAGACTCATAAAGTTTGTTGCGATTAAACCACCGCCCAGGACAAGAGAAGTTAAGCCATTAAAGCTTTTGAACTGTATCAACGCAAAGGTTTGAGTACTGGCCCTGTAACTTTAGGCATGGCTGGAGGTTTTGGCATTGCATCTGTTACTAAAGAAGGAATCTGAGCTTTTACTTTTTCAAATAAAGCATCAGAAATCTTCCCTCTTTGAAAGTAAGCAAACGCACCACCAGAAACAGCCACAACAAGTGCGGCTGTATTTATATAGGTGAGGATCTTAATCATGCAGGGCAGTTTTCGCCTTCTGCTTCTACCTCTTCAGTAGCAGGTGCCTGTTCTGCTGCAATGAGTTCATTTAACTCAGCAATTGCTCCAGACTTTGCCTTGATTACTTCAACAAGACCATTGATTTGCTGCTGTGCTTCGTTGTACTGAGCAATTAAAGTTTGAACTTCTTGCTGACGTAGATCTCTACGCTCTGTAAGTGATGACATAAAAAAGAGTTAAGTCAATGGAATTGTAAGCCTAGACAAGACCTTTGCCTTTGGTAATTGCCGCATCAATAGCAGTAAAGTCTTCAGAACCCCAGATCGAAGTTGTTCCATCTAGCTTTTTATAAGCCTTAATTAATTCAAGGTGATCTACGTTCCTTTGAATCTTTTCTTTAAAATCTGCATCAGTTTCGCCTGAAGCTTGAGCAGTGTCGATAACAGTAACGCTATCTCCAGCAGCAGTAAAAATTGCTGCTACTTCATCGGCTGTTCTTTCTTCCATAAGGATAAAAGTGAATGGTTAAAGTCTACCCTGCTTCGAGGGCAGCGACTTTTGCGGATAGTTCCTTAATTGCGTTCACTAAAACAGGAACCAATCTTTCATATTTCATTCCATAAGAAGGATCATTTGCATCTTCGTCTTGGTTGACGATAAGCATATTATCTTTCTTGTCTGCATAACCATGTTTCTTTTCTACTTCTATTGCTTCTTGAGCTAAGAAACCAATGTGAAGACGATCACGTTTCTTAGATCCGTCAGGAGTAACACTCTTATCATCGCTATACCAAGTTCTTCTATCCCAACGATAGGTAACTGGTCTTAATTCGTTAATCCATGAAAGACCGTACTTAAAGTCTTCCACATCTGTTTTATCTCTTGAATCTGAAGAGCTAATAGATGTATCAGCACAATATAAGTTAGCAATATTGTTATTACCAAGGACGACGTTATTATCTCCTGTTGTTATCGTTCCAGAAGGAGAACTTGATCTACCTGCACTATTACCTAGAAGAAGGTTGTTATCACCTGTTGTAAGTTCATTCCCTGCATAAACTCCAAGACCAGTGTTTAAACTTCCAGTCGTTCTCCAATACATACAAGTGTAACCAACGGCAGTATTTTCTGTTCCTGTTGTGCCAGTGTAACCAGCGCTATGTCCAAGAGCAGTATTGCTTTGACCTGTTGTGTTGCCATAAGCTGCATACCTACCAACAGCAACGTTATAACTTCCCGTTGTGTTAATCCTTAAACTATTGTTTCCAATTGCAGCATTGTCAAGCCCTGTGGTGTTTGCTTTTAAAGCAGTATTTCCAACAGCAGTGTTACTAGCACCAGTAGTATTTGCTTCTAGTGTGCTACCACCAATTGCAGTGTTGTAAGAAGCAGTTGTGTTATTGGCTAGTGAGCTATAACCCATTCCAACGTTATAAGTTCCTGTTGTGTTGTCGTATAGAACACTCATACCAACAGCAACATTCTGCCCGCCTGTACTGTTTTCGTACATAGCACGACGACCTATAGCAATATTTTCCTCTCCTGTTGTGTTATCAGTTAATGCTTCACTACCAATGGCTACGTTATAAGAACCAGTAGTATTTGCATCTAAAGATGCGGCTCCTAAAGCAGTATTATAACTACCTGTTGTAACTTCTTTACCTGAATAATATCCAATACAAGTATTATAACCTCCTGATGTAAGTGCATTAAGGGCATAAGCTCCGACGGCTGTAGTCTGATCACCTGTATATGCAGAAGATACAGCAGCATATCCAATAGCAATGTTATTCCCTGAAGTTGTACTGCCATCTAAAGCATAAGCTCCAATAGCTACATTGTTACCACCATTTGTATTATCTTCTAATGCTGCTTGACCTATAGCTACATTGAAATTACCTACTGTATTTTCTTTTAAAGCTGCATGTCCAATAGCAATAAGAGAATAACCTGTAGTATTCATTTTGGCTGCTTCTTGACCAACAGCAGTATTGTGATAACCCGTAGTGTTATATTGAAGAGCTTCTCTACCAAAAGCAGAATTATCAGGACCAGTTGTAGTTGCACCTAAAGCGTCTCTACCAAAAGCAGTATTATTAACACCTGTCGTGTTTGCATCTAAAGCACCAGCACCAACAGCAGTGTTTGATGTTCCTGTTGTGTTTTGACGTAATACTTCATTTCCAACCGCTGTATTATTACTTGCGGTTGTGTTCTGCTGCATAGCCAATTGTCCTATTGCTGTGTTATTGGCTCCAGTTGTATTGATTTGAAGTGCAGCGTAACCTAAAACAGAATTACTAGCACCAGTTGTGTTAGCACTCGCTGCTGCATATCCAACAACTGTGTTTGAAGTTGCTGTAGTATTGGCATCTAAAGCACCAGTACCAACAGCAGTGTTATAACTTCCAGTTGTGTTTAATTTTAAGGAATCGTAACCAACAGCAGTATTATTTACTCCTGTTGTGTTTGCTTTTAAGGTGTAATAACCAACAGCAGTATTACTACCACCTGATGTGTTGTCATCTAATGCAAATGCTCCAAAAGCAGCGTTACCCGTAGCTGTTGTAGTGTGAGATAATGCTTCATAACCAACAGCAGTGTTGTAATGAGCTGTTGTGTTCCTTTTTAAGCAATCGTAACCCATCGCAACATTGCCTTCACCTGTTGTATTGTCATGCAATGCGTAAGTACCAACAGCACAAGATAATGCAGCAGTATTTACTAATAATGCTTGATAACCAATAGCGGTGTTTGCATTACTTGTTGTGTTTGTAGATAAGGCATAATTACCAATAGCAACGTTCCATTCTCCTGTAGTATTTGCATCTAAAGCCCAATTACCAACGGCAGTATTTTGACTTGAAGTTGTATTTGCAGCTAATGCTTCATAACCAACAGCAATGTTATTAGCTCCTGTAGTGTTTACTTCTAAAGCTTGATAACCAACAGCAGTGTTATTATTAGCAGTTGTATTTGCGTCTAATGCTTCATGGCCTACAGCAGTGTTATAAGAACCAGTAGTGTTGGCATATAAAGCTTGATACCCTAAAGCATTATTGCTATTACCTGTTGTGTTCGTGTATAAACTCTGACTACCTATAGAATTATTGTAAGATGCAGTTGTGCTTGCCTTTAACGCCCTATCACCTATAGCAGTGTTATAACCACCTGTCGTATTATTTTGTAATGCTTGAAAACCAAAACCAGAATTATTACTTCCAGTTGTGTTTCCACTTACTGCTCCAAAACCAAAAGCACTAATAGATCCTCCTGTTGTATTTGTTGTTGCTGCTGAATAACCTACGGCTGTGTTTGAAGTTCCTGTTGTGTTTGCACCCAAAGAGTGATGACCAACAGCAGTATTATTGTCTGCAGTTGTATTTGAATCTAAAGCATTAGTACCAATCGCAACGTTATTACTACCTGTTGTATTTGAATAGAATGCTTGATGTCCAACTGCCACATTCATCGACCCAGTTGTATTTAAGGCTAATGATTCATTACCTACAGCAACGCAGTAAGACGCAGTTGTGTTTCCAAGTAATGCGTCCTTACCGACAGCCACGTTTCTGTCTCCAGTTGTTATAGCCGTTCCTGCGTTATAGCCTAAAAGAGTGTTGTTAATAGCATCAGTACCAGTAAAGCTATCTCCTGCATTTGTACCAACAACAGTATTTGATTGTGCGTCTGTAGTAGTTAACTTAAGACCAGATGCGATCATCGCAGCGGTAATAGTTCCAGCTCCAGGCGTTGATGCGGCAGTAGCCCAACTTAAAACGCCTCCTGTAGTACTTGCTAAAACTTGACCACTAGCCGTAGGAGCTGCAGTTGGTAACGTGTAATTAACATCAGCCGCTAACGTGTCTGGAGCTTGGAAAGATAAATAATTTGAACCGTTAGAATCTAATTCTGCAAACCTAATTTGCTTTGCATTATCAATAATCAAGTTATTAGTTAACGTTCCACCAGTCGTAGGCAACGCAGCATTAGCAGTAGTGGCAGCAGCATCAGCAGCATCTTTAGCTGCTTTAACAGAAGCACCTGTAGCCGCAAGAGTTGTACTTGTGCTTGAAGTTGAGTCAACTAACTGAACAACACCAACAACGGAAGTCGTTCCAGAAACAATCTTGCTTCCAGCAATTGCAGCACTAGCGTTGATGTCAGCGTTAACAATCGCTCCAGCAGTAATAGAAGTTAAACCTGCATTTGTTATTCCTATATCTCCTGTAACGGCTACTGCTGTTGGAACGTTTGATCCATTACCAACAATAATCTGAGCAGAAGTAACAGCCGCTAATTTACTTAAAGCTATTGCAGCAGAGGCATTTATATCAGCATTGACAATTGTTCCATCAGCCAACATTGTGCTAGTAACTGTTCCTGTATCTCCAGTTGTAATTACTGTTCCAGTTGTATTTGGCAGAGTTATTACTTTGTCTGAAGTCGTTGGATCTGCAACCGCTAATGTTGTCTCAAAGGCGTCCGCAGTTGCCCCTTCAAAAACAAGACTTCCAGCATTACCTATTAATAAAGCTCCGCTAATCGTGCCACCTGTAAGATTTAATTTCTCTGTATCTAATTCCTCTAAAGCAGATTGAACGTTTGTATTTTGGATGCCACCTGCTGCTGTAACTGCAATATTTGAAGCGACCTGACCAGCAATGAAGTTTGAAATATCAAGCTTTTCCCAGGCAGATCCATTACTTAGGATCATGTCAGGAGGGTTAATTGTTACCGTAGGAGCTGGTGAAGTTCCTGTTCCTGACTTGTCGCAGACAAAGTAATAACGATTGTTAGCCTCACTAGCAGCTTGTAAAGCGGCTCCAACACTGAAACCTTGTGCTGTTCCAGCGGCTGATAGTGACGTAATTTTATTAGTGTCCGCCCTATAGTTTCCCGCATATATAATCTCACCTGATGTAATCGTTACAGGCTGGAACGCCGACCCATCGTAGACGTATAGATCATCATTCGTTAGGTCATAGAAGAATTGACCTTTATATTCTGCGGTTGGAAATGTTACGATTCCAGATGTTGAGGTAGCTCCAGTGAATTGACAAACAGAAGAATCAGCTAATTTAGTTCCGCTAATAGTAGAAGCTCCAATGCGAGCTGCATCCAAGCTTCCACTCGTTATTTTTCCTGCTGAAAGTGCAGGAATTAACGCTTCAGTTAAGGCTGCACCTGCTGTTACTGCACCTTTATTATTAACGGTGACTGATTGATACGTTCCAGCACTAACTCCGCTAGTTGAAGTCGTTAAATTTCCAGAGCCATCAACAGTTAAACCTCCTCCAGAAGCAACTTGAACAGCTCCTTTTGCACTGGTGGTTGCGACTGGAAGATCACTAGCAACTAATCCTGTTGCCGCCGTAATCATGCCCTGTGCGTTAAAAGTGATTCCACTGATTGTTGCGGCTGTAACGCTATTAGAAAGAGATAACGCACCAGCTCCAGTAACAGCTAAACCAGTACCAACCGAAACAGCACCAACAGCAGATGTAGTTGCTAAAGGAAGATCAGCAGCAGCAAGAGCAACTGTTCCAGTAATTAATCCTTGAGCGTTATATGTAATTCCAGAACGAGTAGCGGCTGTAACTGTGTTATTGATTCCAAGATTTCCACTTGCTACATTTAGTGATCTATCAATATTTGCTGTTGCTAATTTCGCTGCTGTAATCGTTCCATCAGTTATTTTTGCTCCACCAATTCCACTAGCAATTTTTGCATCGGTCACGGCTGACGCTGCTATAGCTCCAGTATCTACAGCGTTGTTTGCTAATTCAGAAGCGGTTACAGAATCAACAGCAAGTTGAGTAGAACCAATTGCTCCTGTAGCAAGAATTGTTCCAGGTAGATTTGCCGCTAATTTTGCAGCAGTAATATTTGCATCAAGTACTTTTATTGTTGTTACGGCATCATCTTGAAGAGCATTAACATCAACACTTGCATTTCCTAGTTCTGACGCTCCAATCGCATTTGCAGCAATTTGGTTTGCCGTGATCGTATCTGTAGCAATTTTTGCAGCAGTCACACAGCTTGCAGCCAGAGCCGCAGTGTCCACGCTATCGTCTGCCAGTTCACTAGCTCCCACGGAATTTGCAGCCAACTGACTTGCAGTGACGCTAGAAGCAGTTAATTTCGCACCAGGAATATCTCCATCGCTAATATTTAACTTTGCATAAGCAACTGTTGTATCTAATAACTTTGTTCCTGCAATACTTCCTGCTAACTGTGCATTAGTTATCGTTCCACTTAGATTTGCTGTTGTGTATCCAGTTGCATCTGCCAAATTAAAACTTGGAGTCGCATCTGTCGCACCGAGCGAAATACTGACCCCGCCAAGAGAGATACTTGAATTTGCAAGCTTGACATTAGTAACAGCTCCATCCTGTACTGCTCCAGTTGCAACTTGGTTCGTTCCTAACGTTCCAACCTTTGCTGCTGGTATATCTCCTGCATCTAAAAACTGTGCTGCTGCTGCTACTAAATCTTTAACAGTTACTTTTTTGGTCTCTGTTGCGCTGATGTCTGCAAGTGCAAGTACATCCGTTGACTGAATACCCGCCTCGGCTAATGCGGGTAAACCCGTAATTTTCAGATCTGCCATTACAAATTAACGAAACACCTTTGCAAACAGTTTAAGCCTGTTCGAGCATTATGCGACTATCATTTTCCTGAAGAATACGATCTGTGTCTTCTTTTAATAGGACACCAGGAGCATCTCCAATCTTTAAAGCAATCGCTCCATTTGTTATAAATTCAATTCTTGTCTCGATAATTTCGGACGCAGATACAGTTACAGCAACGTTTGTGATGATGCAATTCGCTTCATAATAAACGTTGTTTTTTGCGTTATTGTTATCTCTATAGATATAAAAGACACCATCAAAATCCGAACCTTGCTGAGTACGAACCACTAATTGAGCAAGATAAAAAGGAAATTCTGGATCGGTTCCGTAATTATTTGCACGATCTTCTGATTCATAACTATGCTCCCAAATGCAATTCATCGAGCCTTGACCACTAATTAATCCAGCTTCATATTGATTTCTAAATTCATCTCCAAGATTTGTTAAATCAATTTGTTCTCTACTCGTTGTCATTTCAAAATCCCTAACCTTTGCTAAATGCCTGAAATTATCGTTTTTCGTTGTAAGGACAACATCTTTTGATGCACTAGGAGCAACAAGTGTTATTGCGTTTGCTTGGTTTCCTTCTATAGCTGCTGCAAATGTACTAAATAAACGAATACCGCCAACAGGATCAATATTGATAAACCACTTTCCATCTGGGTAACTATGTCCATCAACAAGTTCAAGAGTTGAACCGTCAGCAGTTTTTATTTCTACTTCATCTCCTGTTATTAACGAACCAGTACTGTGGTCAAGGCTAAATCTTTTGCTGTCTGTGTTGACATCAAAAGGATCTAACGTTGTTTGAATCCCACTGCTTAACGTGTCCCTTTTTAGGGCAATTTGTCCAGATTGTCCAAAGTAAACGCTCATTAATCAACCAAAGTTGTGTTGCCATAAGGAGCACCATTAGCTTCCCAACTAATATCAGCAGAAGCAACTTCTCCTACTGCGGTATTCATCGAGACACCTGTAATAAAAACAGAGAATTGAATATCTCGAATATCAGTAGAGCCTGTGGTCATTCGCAGCTTTAGCACAATCTCAGGTGAAGCATCATTTTCACCATCTCCTGCCGACCCTCCTGTTTTTATTGCATTGGTTAAAATTGCGTTTAAGTTTGAATTAGCACCAGAAGCAGGACTAGCAACGTAATAAAACAAACGGCAACTACCTGAATAACTTCTTACCCCTGCCTTCAAAGTTCTATCTGTATCGCCAAGGCTTGTCGTTTCTAAAACAGCCATTGAACTAGAAAAAGACCACGACTGAACCTTTGCAGCTTTAGTGCCTGAACCCGCTATGTAGAGTTCTCCATCACGTCCAGAATAAAAACCCACAACCTTAAATTAAAACGTTGTTCTTATTATATGGGTGCATCCAAGCAAGCAACAAAACTACAGCTAACATTACTCATTCCTTTAAAGGTACTTGTAACAGAAGGAGGCCCAGAATAACGCCATTTTAAACCCGATCCAGACTCTTTAAAATAATTAGAAAGGCTTGTGCTATCTACTCCTACCGTTCCATTGGTAGAAGAAAAAGTCACATAATCCCAATCAGAATTTACATTTTCATAATTAGCCAAAATTAAAGCAGCATCAGCATCAGAAATATTAGAAAAACCTAATTGCAATGTAGCATTTACTCGTTTGTTACCATAACGCAAATGTGTTTTTGTACCGTCTAACGATTCAAACGTGGTACTTGGGTACATTCCAGGGTTATAACTTCTGGAAGTTGGTTTAATAGTTGGGAACGCGACAGAATTAGCCATTAGTTTCCAGTAACTTCAAAACCACCAGCATCCCAGTTTTGCATAACTGATAACTGACCGTTTGTTTCAATAGGAGCATAGCTACCCGACAGTTCAATTAAACCGTCTTCTGCATAAGAAATTGTTTCACATTTATAAACCTTGTTTTCTGTTGTTGTGTTTTTAACAGTAAATAAAACACCATTAGGAGCTTGAGAAAGTGTTGATGATCTAACTCCTACAGTTCCAGGCTCCCAATACAAAACATCTTCCGATCCAGAAACATCATCTTTACTTACGATTGTTCCATCTTCTAGTTTTGCACCATTTCTAAATCTACTGGTATGAGTTACTTCTGAAACTAATCTAAAATAATCACCAGGGCTAAGACCTTGCACGTATTGAGGAGCCGTTTTAAATGTCAATCCATGATCAACTAAACGTCTGGTGTTAATTGCAAAATAAGCAAAACTTTCTGCTTGTTTTACAGAAGTACAAAATCCAGATAGGTCAAAAGTCTCAATGGGGTCAGTTGTTGCACCTTGCCTTGATCTAACAAGAACAGATCTTGATTCAGCGAATCCATTAATAGATTCATCTCTATAAATAACAGCAGCTCTAAAGACCTGTCTTTCTTCTGGAGATAAGAAACTAACCTGTAAATCATTAATATTTCCATCAGTAAATAACGCTTTTATTTCTGGCAAAAATGTTTTATCTATCTTGTTACTTCCATTAATAGGTAGAGAAGGTTTAAGACTAAATTTACCTCCAATAATTGTAAAATCTAATAAACAATAGCCAGCATGTTCAAATATAAAATCTCTTAAATTTAATTTAGATGAAATAGTTCCATCCCAAAAGAACTCATTTGCTCGGCAATATCTAGCGGCTGAAGTCATAGAACCTTCATCCACTGAACTTGTTCCAACTAACGATCCTGCTCCTATTTCTTTATCAGTTAACAAAGCATAGGCAATTTCAGGAAAAAGATTAGAAGCACCTGTTCCTCCGTCTATTAATCGTTTAATTTTTATTCCTTTCTTAAAATATGCAGAAAATTGACTAAAATTTGTCCATTCTTTTGAACTATTAATCCTTAATCCTGCAAAGGCTAAACCACTATATTTAGCAGCAGCATTAACACTATTTCCTACTGGTTTAACAATTTCATTTACATAAACGATTTCGTGTTCAGGTTCATTTCTATTGCTGTTTTCATCTCCCTCGTAAACGTTCCAATCAGCAACAACGTCATAAGGATTTAAATTTCTCTCGCCAATTTTTATTTCTCTCGAACCTACTTCTAATTGAACTTGTATTCTTTGAGGTAATCCCACCGCTGGAATATCTGCACTGCTAGGAAGATGAGCGATGGCACCATTCTTAAAACCTACTCCTTGATAAGCTGGATTCAGATCCCATTCTGCATAGTAATAATCTTGAGTATTTCCACTGCTATCTATATATTCGTGCTTATAAACAGTTAAATCTACTTTTAAAGTTTCAGCCGTTCCACCACCCCCTAATACAGAAACAGTATTGTGAAAATGAACAGGAGTCTCCTCGTCTTTTACTTGAGATTCAATTTTTACATAAAAATAATGAGTCTTACCTTCTGGATGGCCATTTCCAGCTCCAACTTTTAAGTCTGGTTTATATCTTTTTGGGTCTCCTGGGATCTTAAAAATTACGTCATTCCATAAACCATTCCCAGGGCGGCCAGGGTCAGATCCTCCATTTTTTGCTTGATATTCTCGACCATCCCAATATAATGACCAACCATATTCCCCAACTGGCATCCAAGGATTAGTGTCGTTGTGTTGATAAACACAAGTTCTATGTCCTCCTGATGCTGGTTTTTCCCAAATATCTTCCGCTTCTACCCTCCAATAGGTACGAGTAGGAATACCATTAAAAGCTGAACTGCTTTGCCAATTGGATCTATTGCTATTCGTTATACTTTTTACACTTCCATAGATTGTTTGCTTGGTTGCTCCTATTTGCCATTCTGGATTACTTAATGCCTCTGTCGAAGGGTTTAAATAATAAGTTTCATCACCTGAGAAAGCTATATCAAAACCATGAGATTCAAAATGAGCTTTATTTGTATCTTCACCAGAAGGTGTTTGTAAAAGATTTACATATTTATTCCAATTGTTTCCTCTCGTTATGTAATTCCCAGGATAAGGTTTAAATCTATATTCATATTGTTTTGTATCGTCAGGATGGGAAATACTAATGTAGTTATATTGAAATTCAGGAGTATTGCCTTTAACAGCAAATAAACCTGTGTGATTATTTCCATGAGTATTTTTCAAGTCAGTCCAACCTGATCCTCCAACTTCTCTATACTGCAACATGAAAAAAGATAATCTTGTTATATAACGATCCATTTGTCCTAAAGTAATTTGAGATCTATCTTTATAAGCACGTGATAAAGCATCACCATCTGGCTGGCTGTCTATATTTGCAAACCGCATATGTTTATAAACACGACTCTTTATTCCAATTTCCGTTACGTCGCATTTTCTATTATTTGATACTGTTGCCATTGCAATTCTTTGACCTGTATAAATATTCCAACTGTAATAAATATCTCTATGCCCCCTCGGACGATTAAGCAACGTATTACTAATTTCCTGTTGATACAAAACAATCCATCTGTCGCTTAAGCTATAAGTTGGGTCTAAGTCATTACCAGAACCAGGAGGGTCATACCAAATGGGGTTATTACAATGCGTTCCAAGATTATTGTTAACAGGAATATCCAAATCGCCAGCTTCAGTAATTTCAAATTTATAAGCTTTTGTTTTATCTATAGTCCAAGGCTCTGCTTTTGTTATATGCGTACATTTTGCAATTGCTGTTCCTATTAAATATTGCTCTCCAACAGCAAACATACTGTCTGAATTTTCTCTGATTGAAATCGTCATACTGTCGACATCATCAACTCCGTGAGGTCTGTAACTAAAAGAATCATGGTGACGATTATCCTCGTCATAAACACGTTGCAATCCATTAGCTTCTCCTGCATCTGTTCCAACTATTTGATACCAAAGTTCGCTTCCAACATTTCCTCCATTTGTTGCTGAAAGAAACCCAGATCTTGTAGGCCAATGTGCAAATTCAACTTTTTTCCTTTTTCTTAAGCTGTCGTGAGCAGCCTCCTTTTCTGCGTCTCTTGATGCTGTTATTAATTCATAAGGCAATCGACAAACTTGTCCATTTGGAAAAGGTGAGTACGCACCAAATTTTGTCTGTGTTGTAGGGTTTCTTGCTCCACTAAATGCCTTACTTGTAATAGTGGGATTACTATCTCTACTTTGGCGATCTGGTATTCCTACTTCGAAAGGATCATTTGACGGAAAAGTTAATTGAGATTCTGAATATCTATCCGACTCGGAAATTCTGTTATCATTAGCATTACTTCCATCTCTAAAATAAAGCCCAACTTTGTGGGAATTATAAGCATTTAAAAGCGTATCTCCTACTGCATAACCTTCAAAATCAGGTTTACCCTCTACTGGACCTAAAGACAACAAAGTTAAAGCTTTTAATTGTTGATATTTTCCAAGACTTACAAGTTGAGACCATAAGAGTTGAGAATTAACTCTAATACCTCCACATCCACTTTTTTCATCTGAGTTAGCAAAAACAAGAGGAATTGCATCACCAATATTTGCTAATTCTTGTATTGAATCAAAACTTGATTGAGGAGCAAATTTAGAATTACCAATTGCATCAGCAGTTCTTCTGCTACTACCTGGCTCTTTTGGTTTAGGTGTTAAAAGATATGTAACATACGAAGCAGCTAAAGCTATCCCTACATTGATTAAAAAAGCTTTAACGCCTTCAATTGCTAATACTTCTGCTGCTTGTATATCAGGAATTAATTCATATCCTTTAGGTCTTATTCCATTATGAGCAGCACCTAAATCTACAAAATACCAATATTCATCTTCACTTAAATTTAAAAGCTTACATAGTTCTACTTCCGTTGGTAATAGCAGCCTTCTACCATGAGGGCGTTTAGGGGCAACCAAATCACCACCTGGCCGCCTAATGTTTTTTGGTAACTCAGCCATCCTTCCTCGTAAAAAGTTGCCATGCCATAACCATCATCTGATTTGCATAAAGCAATTGTCCCTAGTTTAGGGGGTGAATCAACTCCCCACCTATTTAATTCTTCAAAAAAGATACTATAGTCTTTTTTCCTTAACCTTCTATACCAATCACGATGCCCTTGAGGAACAATCAAACCATAATTTGCTAACACCGTACGAACCAAAGATAAACAATCACCTGCCTTATGTTTTACTGGGTCAGCGCCTAAACGATAAGGAAGACCAATTAATTGATGTGGCTTCACCTATTTTGCAAAGATCCAGTAACAGGTAAATGACCAACAAGTTCTTTTGTTAAAACTCTATTAGGAGCATTTGCACCAACAGCATCAATAGCAGAAGAAAGAATAATTTCTATTGATTCTGGATCGTATGACATAGAAGAAGCAAGCCAATTCTCTTCTGTTAATTGTTTATTTCTTTCAAACGCTTCTGTCATTAAATAAGTTTCTACTTTTACATGATATTTATTAAGTACAATTTGTTGTGCATAGTTAATACTTAACTCACTATTAGCAAGCAATAATGATGAAGTCATATTGTCTCCAGATCTATTTCTTGCAGCTCCTTGATAGATAAACGAAAGGTATTGAAATCCACTAATAGCAGGAGATATTCTTCCGTTTTGAAACTTGTCAGGTATATTTGCTACTGACCCATTTGGATTAGTAATAGTAATAAAATTAGTTAATGCTACAAGACTCATAATCCTAAAGTAGATCTCCTACTACGTGAATTTTGAAGGCTAGATAATGTTCTGGCTTCTCCTGCTTTTGCACCTCTAGAAGCTGCTGAATTGATGATTTCACCAATAGCAGACTTAGGAACAAACTCTTCAGAGTTGAAGTTCAATATAGGGCCAGAGTAATTAACAGTAGTAGATCCTCCTGCACCGCCACCTGCATGAGACGAACCAGTGCCAGGGATAACAGCTTCACCTCTAGCACCCGCTGAGTAGCGTTGCATACTTGAAGCCATCTTTGATGCAGGAATAATGTATTCATCCTCTCCAGCCTCTCCTACAAGTCCTAGAGTTGGTTTGGTTGCATAACCTCCTGAAGCAAAAGGTTTTAAACCTCCAGACCAATAACCTCCTTCTGCTCCAATAACAGTCTGTAATCCTCCATTCATTATCTTATCCATATCAGAATAAGATCTTCCAGCATCTAAAGCTGCACCAGAAATATCAGCATTAGGCCCAATAGCAGATGCAGGATTAAAACTTGATGCAAACGCATTAGCAAACATACCAACAATTTTTGCTCTTATTTGTGCTGCAAGTATGTCTGCTGCCATTTGTGCAAAGCTATCTGCTGTCCGACTAAAGAAATTAGCTAATGCTTGTTGAGCACTCATCGAACCACTAATTATTCCCTTAAATGAACTACTAAAGGCGTTTCCTATCGCTGTTGCTGCACTAATTAATTGATTTACAGGATCTAAAAGTTTTGCAAGTTCATCTTCTGGCCCTTTTAATTTTGCCATTCTATCAAATTCTTTATTAAGTTCTTTTGTTGCATCTAATAATGCTCTAGCTTTTTTATCTGCTATTTCAAAATCTTTTATTAATTTTTCTACTCTTGCATCTCTTAATTGTGCTGCTCCACTTCTTCCTTCTGCATCAACTCCCATCTCATCTGCTAAAGCATTACGTCTATCTGCAAAAGTAATTTTGCTTGCTTTTTCTATTTGTCTTGATCTTTCAGCAGTTGTGATTTCTTTTACAAGTGAAAGTTGAGCTTCTAATAGTCCTTTTTGTTTAAGAATTTCTAATGTTTCCTTTGTTTTTTCAATACCTATATTTGTCGATAAAGATTTAATAGCTTCTAAAGTTGTTTGATTATCTTTTAAAGCTGCCAAAGTATTAAAAACTTCTTCATTTCCAAAAGTTTTAGTTAACGCTACTCTTGCTGCTGCATCAAATTGTGCAAAAGATCTTGCAGCTTGTAACGCTTCATCTTTAGTTAAACCAAGATCTTTACCAAATTGTTTAATACTTTGTGCTGTAAAAGTAGAAGTTCCACCTGTTGATTTAATAGAAATATTTAATTTATCAATTTCTGTTCTAAAATCTTTGGCTTCTTGAATTTTCGTACCAATAACTGTACCTAATAATGAAAGACCAAATCCTAATCCTCCTCCTAATGCACCACCAGCCAAACCACCTAAACCACCACCTGCGGCACTAGCTCCTCCTTGTCCAAAGAGAAGAGGGAACATACCACCAATCATTCCACTACTTACAGCTCCTCTTCCTCTTCCACCTAATCCCCCTCTACTTGCAAACATTCCTTTAGGGTTTGCTGCAACACCAAAGCCTAACCTGTTATATAAAGATTGTTGTGGCCCTATCGCACCAGGGGCATAAGCATTTGCATTTCCTCCAAGAGCTGCCATTGCTTGCTGATTAGCAAGAAGAGCAGCAGTTTTACCTGTATGTTTATTGATTTTTACTAAATGTTTTGTATGTCTAGCAATAGATTTTTGCGTTGCATTATCAAACTGCCCCATATAAGGATTTGATTGCAAAGCAGAATGTTGAGTGGCGTGTATTGGCCCAATTCTTCCTGCTCCGTATCTAGGAGTAGGTGATGCTATTTGATAAGGATTGTACTCACCTATACCTTGACTAAAATCACCAAATCCTGTTCCTGCTCTACCTGCTTGGCTTCTTAATGTATTACGAAGCAACGAACCAGGTAAACTTTTTTGTTGAGCTAATGCAGTATTTTGAGCTAATGCAAAAGCCGTATTTTGCATCTTTACACCCAACACCATTTTATTTAAAAAATTCTCAGCTTTATCTGCGTTGGTATCTAATATTGTTCCTAATTTTGTCAGATTCGTTCTTGTTGTAACACCAAAATTTTTAACATTTACGCCTAGTGACCATAATGCTGCGGCTGTTGATATAATGTCTTGTTTTCCTTTATTTAAAATTTGAAAAAAACTTCCCCAATCTTGAATTCCTCGTTTAACCACATAAGGAATTTTAGTAAGTTCATCTACTAATCCTTTTATCGGCTGAAGAGTAATTCCCTTTCCTATTGTTTTGAAACGATTTGCAATCAGATCTAAAGGTACTGCAACTTCTCGTTGCAAACCTTTTAGTCCTCCTTGTAATTGTTTAATAGTATCTGTTGTAGAAAGAACTCCTTTAGAAGCTTTTTTTGATCCTCTTTCTAATTCACCTAAACCTGATTTACTTATATTTTTAAAAGTAGTATCTAACTTATTAATGCTTGTGACTAATTTTTTATTAACTAGAATTAACTTATTTAATTTTGTAGATAAATTATCTAACGCTCTAACATTTTTTATGGCAATTTCTATTTGAGCCTGTGCTGCCGCCACAACTTTTTCCCTAACTCATTCCATATTACCTACGTCTTCGAGCTTTTTGCATTTCTTTCTCTTGATCTTCGTTTAACACTTGGAAATAAGCTGACCATCCAATAATCTCCTCTACCGTCATTTGCCGTATCTCAGTTAAAGATTTACCTAGCTCTTTTGCTATCCCAAACTGAAGCATTAATAAATTATCTTTTCTTATCTCTTCGCTTAGTCTTTTGGGTCTAAAGCATCCTCGTCATCTGTTAAAACAGCCAACATCAACTTCTGCAAGTCAGCATCCTTTACCTCATTCTTTAAAACATCTATCTCTCCTACTTGAAATAATCTTGTTCCACTTTCGTCTTGTGCTTTAGAAATCAACAGTCTTAAAGCAAACTCATTTGCATCATCAGACTTAGCTCCTCTTTGTGCTCTTTCTCTTTCTGCCATCGTTAATGGAGCAACCCACATTTCAAAAATAGATCCATCAGAAAGTTCAACTTCTTTTTTTGTAGCTTCTAAATTTGCTGCTTTCTTTAAACGATCTATCGCTCTCATAAATGATTTTGCTGGTTTA